TGATAGAAAGAACTGTTCGGCTACCTTCTTCAACAGTTACGATGTAAGGTAATTTTATTCCTGTAGGTTCACCATCAGAACCTACTTCTTCAAAACCTTCTAGGTCTAAATTTACGTGACACTCTAACAAAGTATATACAGGATCGTTCTTACCTGTTTTCTTTGTTCCTTCTAGTTCACGTTCTTTTTTATTTAACTCGTCGTTGGTGTCAGTTCCTGGAGGCCCTAATTCTACATCTCTGTAGAAACCATTGACTTGTTGTTTTCTTAATTCGTTTTCAGATATTTTTACAGTATGAATAACCGCTTCCGCATCGTCTAATGAGGTAGCCGTATACGGAACGATTAATTCATCCGCTGGTACAAACTTCGATACAGCTCTTCCCATGTTTGTATCGTAGTACACTTTTTTAAAGGTAGATCCAGCTAATGGTAAGTGAAACAACATCGAATCAAATTCTGATTCGTATTCTTTCATCTGATCCATAATTAAATAATTCATGAAATCTTTTACACGTGTTGACTGTTGTTCAGTCTGTGGATTTCTTAAACCAATAATTTGTGTTCTTACTGGTCCATCACTTGGTAATAATTCTTTGTATGCTTGTGCTTGAAACTGTGTAACTGCTTCTGCTAACACTGGGTGTGTTGCACCAGATGCACCTTGAAAGGGCTCTGTTCTATTTTCATATTTAAAACCTAAAAGATCTAAACCTGTCTTGTAAGATTGTTCCCATTCTTTTCTTGAACCTTTGTAGTCAATGTAGTTTTGAACCATCTCGTTACCAACTGGTTCTAAAACATCGTCAGGTAAAATATCTGCTAAATTATCAAAATGTGATTCTGTTCCAGGTATGTTAATTGCACCTGGTTCAAAGTCAATTGTTGCACCACCATCTTCTTCTGGTACGACTTCTACGGGTCCTTTTGGATCTTGTTCTTCTTCCTGAACGGCTACTTCTTGCAACTCTTCGTCTGAAGGTATTTCAAGTTTAGTACGAGTGTTCGGGAGTCCTTTTTCTATTTCTGCCATTTATTACTCCTATATGTTCTTAACACGTTTTAATATGCCTGGCAACCCATGAGGTGTGGGTCCAGATTCTGGTGGTGGTCCTGACTTATCACCACCTGATAAACCACCATCTGCAAAACCATATAAACCTCCAACTGTTTTACCTGGTATAAATGTTGCATCTCTTGCTCCTGGTATATTAAACGCAGGGTTTACATCTTCTAATCCCATATCAAAATATCTAGATATTAACTCATTCATTTTTTCTCTAGATCTTGGACCTTGTATAAATTTTCCATAAATATTTTTAGCAACAGCACGTGCTTGATCTGCAGCTGCTAATCCTTCCAACGCTTGTTTTTCAACTGCAGCTTGTTCAAAAATTTCTTGAGTTTCTGGTTTTTCAAATCTACCCTCAAAAATATCTAAAACATTTCTATCTCTTGTTCTATAAATATCTTGTATATCCATGGCTATATCACTAGCTTCTTTTTTTCTTTTATCTAAAACGGTTGGAAAAAATTTTTCTGCTTGTGTTACTTTTTGATCAGCTATAAATTTTCTTTGTTTTAAATCGTCAAGTGTATTTACGTCTTCAACCATTCTGTCGAACATCAAACCTTTTCCTATTTCTTGATCTGACAAACCTAAATTTTGTAATCTCTCTACAAATAATTTTTTTGAATCTTGTTTTAATTTTGGACCTAGCGCTGGATTTATTAAACTGTCGGCTACGGCTTCTTTCAATGTTTTACCTTTTGTTAACATATCTGCACCAATTAAACCTGCTTCTGTTGCTGCAAATAAAAGAGTGGCTTGTGGTCCAAGTAACCCTCTTATTGACGCCATATTTTTTAAACCTTTACCTGCATTTATAATTTGAGTTGCAAGAAGTGCTTGTTGACTTCCTTTTTGAAAACCATTTTTTATACCATTGTTTAAAGCCTGTTTACCTATTTTTAAACAAGACTCACTTCCTAAACTGTAACCTATACGACCACCATCTGCATTTCCTATTGCACACCGATCAGTTACTGTTGAAGCAAGTTTTAACATGAGATTATCTATGGATTGTGATTGTTTCATTATATTTTTTTCTTGAGATAATAAATTTTTAAATGAAACTTTTGATTTTTTAAAAGTTTCTTGTAACTCTGGATTTTTTATAAATTCAAAAACTCTTTTGTAAATATCACTAAAGTTTGATTGAGATAAATCAGTTTTTAAAGAAAAAGGTTTTGCTCCGTAATCTATTATTTTACCATCAGGTGTAATCCCTCCAAACTCTTTCGGTAAATAAGATTGTAAATTTACAATTGTTTCTAACGCTTCTTTACCTCCCGGTTTTAAACGATTTGCATATGCTTGACCTAAAGCTTTATCAAACTGTGCTTTAAATGCTCTTTGATTTAAAAACTCTGGTATTGGTCTTAGTTTAATTAAATTAAAAGGATCTGCCCCTTCTTCTAATTGTCTAAGAAAATTTAAGGGAACAACGTGATCTAGATTAGCTGCAAAAAATTTACCATATTGTGTTTTTTTAATTTTTTTATTTAAAGCATAAAAGTCATCTAATTTTTTTAATATAGGTTTTAAGTTTTTATCGCCTTTATACGCATCTATTACTAAATTTTTTACTCTGTCTTTTAATGGAACTTCAGTATTTTTTATTGAGTCATGCACAGAATCAAGTTGATTAATATTATAATTTTTTAAAAACACAGCTCCTTGATCAGCAGCTCTTTTATATATATCTGTATATAATCCTTGTAAACTTTTCCTAACAACACCACTTTTTATTTTTAAAGCTTTACCAATCTCCTCCATCGTTGCATTTTTATTATTTAATAAATATTCAAATACATCTAATTTTCTACTTCCAATATTTTCTAATTGTTTTTTAGCAGATTTTATGCCTGCTTCTCTCATGACAGTTCCTTTGTCATAATTTTTAAATAAACTTGTTTTTCTAAATTCATTAAATTCTTTTATAAGCTTCTCTAAAGATCCTGTTGATTTAGTTTTGTTTAATTTTTCTCTATAAGCATCTGCTAAATAAGATAATATAGTTTGATAGTTACCTGTTCTAGTTTTTATAATATTAAATTTTATACCTTTATTTTTAAGATTATTAACTCTATTTAATTTATTTACTT